TGCCATGGTGCCAGTATCATCGGGCGCCCTTTGTAGCTTACTCCGGCCCTATCCTCGCCGCGCACGTGGTGGATGGTGCCCTCAATCAGCTTAATTGCCAAATCGAATTGCCCATCCTTAAAATCCAAATCATCCCGCTGTAAATCGTTTAAAAATCGTTGACAGGCAAGCTTCCTTGCGCGATTAGCAAGTACCCTGCCTTCTGCGATTTCCTGCGCATACGCTACCGCCTCCGCAAAATAAGGGGAAGTAATGTGGCTTACATCCACTTACGCATCCTTCTGCCCTTCCAGTAATTTTGCAAATACCGATTTTTCCTGCTTTGGCAGCTCAATATCATTTGCGTATGCCTTGGCGTTAAGCATCAGCCGATCGGAATAGGTGCCAATATCTTTGCGCAGATTTTCTAACGATACCAGCACCGGATTTTTCTTCCCTCCGCTGCGCTCGGTTTCCACGCTCGCCTGATAGCCACCCTCCTCAAATTGGCGGCTTAGCTCTTGATACTGATACAGCATATCTACATAGATGTCGATGATTTGGTTATACTGCTCTTTGTAGGTGCCCAGTGCCTTCATGTTTTTGATTGTTTGCTTTTTGATTTCCTCCCGGGTCTGTGTTTTTGCCATCTTTGCCTCCTCAATATCCCCACTTTGCCTTCTTGATTTTCTCCGGGTGCAGCTTGTTGTGGCAGCGCTCGCACACGCTAATCAAATTGCTATCCGTAAATCCTAGTTCTGGGTGCTCATCCGCATGCTGGATGTGATGCACCGTAGTTGCCTGCACCCTCCTACCATATCGCTTGCACATCTGGCAGAGGTATCCATCCCGCCGCAAAATTGCCGCACGTTTGCGCCTCCATCTTGCGCTCTTGTAATCAAATTCCATTTTCCCACCCCTTAAAACAAAAGGTACAACAAAAGCCGACATTTCTGCCGGCTCTTGCTGTACAAAGAAAGGAGGTCTTACAATGAACTCGAATATGAGATTTTGTCTTTTACGCTAGTATAATCATATCATACTGTCAAGGGTGTCTTCTAGTGTCTTTTAGTGTCTTTTTTTTGCCCAAATCACTTGGCAACAAAGATAATGCCTTACCATGTATCTTGAGTATGTACCGGTAATCATACCCCATCATCAGCGCAATCTCCTCCCACTTTTTGCCGTTGATGTACCGATACTCCAGCAAGGTACGCAGGATGTTGTCCTCCACTGCGCGGATAATGCCCTCAATCTCCTTGCGCTTTTCCACCAACTTATCAATCTCCGCATTGATTTCTGTTTCCAAGTCTACGATTTTGGAAATTGCCCCCTGTGTGCCTCCCCCTTTTCCCCCTCCGGGCATCCCGGAGAGATTGGGGCTTACCCTAGTTGCCAGTTCTCTCCATCTCTGCTGTTCAAGCAGCAAGCAGTTCACTCGCTGGTTGATTCTTTGGTATCCCAAAAGATACTCTTTTTTCTCCTGGCTAGTCATCCGTCAAACCCGACTCCTTTCTGCTGTCCATCGCCGCCCGAAAGAGTGCATCATTTTCCCGCTGGAGCTCGTCCAGCTTGTCCGCTGCCTCTCTGAGCACTCTGCACCCATGCACACCGCAGTTGTGCTCGTATCCGCACCCAAGGCAATTCAGGGTTCCGGTGTTTACTGCCATCCTGCGCAGGGCTTTGATGATTTCTTGGGTTTTCATCGTGATTCCTCCTTACTCAAAAACTGTATCGTCTGTAACCTGATTGTTGTCTGTAATAGTAACAATCATACTGTCATTCACTTTGAATTTTATATACGATTCTTCCGCAGAGAAAGGATTAAATGCTGATTTACAATTTTCGCAGACAAGGAAATTGCCTTCAAAATGAAATACATTACCATTGTAGTCTTTGTAATCTTCTGAGCGACTGCAAGTGCTTAGTTTTGCTCTCATGCCTACATAGTTTGCCTGTTTGATTTCAAAGTTTGGATACGCTGAAACGAAATCAGAATATTTTTCTGGGAATACTTTTGATAGCTGCTTCAAAAACATTGGAACAACATCTGTTTCGTATTTACTTATTGTTCCCCCCATGAACGCTTGAGGCTTATATGAACAAATCTTATGTATATTTTGCGGAGTAAGCCGTTGCGAATCTGTTAATAAATTATTGCATCCAAATCCCGGATCGTGGCAAGACAAATCGTTATCACCAAGTTCTTCAATTCTGATATAAGGCGGCGTTAAAAACACCTTTTCTCCAATTTTGGTGATATACACATTGCGTGGATATTTTAATTTGCCATACTTCTCATTGGATTTAGCCGTTTCACTCACTTTATAAAAGGCTTTTGACTGCTTTGTTCCTCCGTCCACATTAACAACTCTTCCGGTTTTACAACTTACGCCGAAAGGAGTAGTTACACAGAAACACTTTCCATCCCTGAAAGCTGAACATTCCTGTGCTTTTTCACAATAAATATATTCTGCCCTGCGTCTTGAATTTCGGCTACCGTTACCATACAGTCCCACATTTATTAAATTATCCATTATACAACCCCCCTTAATCCATCCTACTCTGGAACTCTGTAAAGTACCAGATGAGTTCGTCCTTAAATTCTTCGATGACTTGTTCTGCGTGTTCTTTAGTGTCAAAATATACTTGTCCGAATTCGTAACCCTCTAGAGAGATTCCTAAACTTATCTCTTTCTGCTCACAATCATACCAAATATACCACTTGTCTTTATCGGGATTATTCCAATCCATATTCTCACACAATTCTGCACTCCTTCTCCACAATTTACGCTGGAGGAATTGTGCTGTGAGAATGTTTTTGACGAGTGTTTCATTAGCGAAGTAGCTTGCGTGTTCGTAACGAGTATTATCGGCTGAACTACCCGTTTCCATTTCTTCCTGTGCTACTCTTATTGCATTGATGAAATATCTTTCTCCTTTCTCCACTCTCTCCCAACCAGTTTTCTTTTTCTCTGCCTGTTCCAGCACCTCAACCTGTTCCTCGGTGAGTTCAAGCTCGATTGGCTTGCCGTTGTATGTGCCTGTGAGTTTCATAGTTACAATCCTTTCCATTCCCACATATTATTTGTTTTTGTATCGCACATTAACCGTCCCTCTGGGCTTGTACATTCATCGGTTTCTTCGTCCAGCCATTTGCACCCCCAGCAACCCCCATTATCATCAGCTGCCTGCTTTAATCCAGCGATAGCAAGGTCTCTTTCTTTCTCCAACCTCTCAATATATTCCGCAGCATACAGGAGATAAGGCTCGCCACCAACCCTTAGAATGTCTTTGACTTTTTCGTTCATTTCAGGGTAAAGTTCCATAATCATTCCTCCCATTCCAAAAGCTGTCCACACACAGGACATTTATCATAGTGTGAATTTTCCCAATATCCACCGGGACACACCTCTCCTAATATGTTTGAGCAATTTGGACAGACGGTTGGTTTCCAAAGTTTTGAAGTTACATTAACCGGAATCCTTAATTTAACAGATTCGATAGCGTATTCAAGCGCAAGGTTAATGTCTAGCATTGAATAACGACTAGGAAATCCACCACATTTCTTGATTGATTCCAGTATCTTTAAGTGTCGTTTTTCAAGGTCGTAATACATAATCAGTCATCCTCCAAAATCATCTTCGACCCACAGTTTGGACAGTAGTTCCACCCAATTTGCGTTTCTATGTTTCTTCCATACAAGCATTGAGAACAGTAAGCATGATTTTTTGCATCTAAAACCCACTCACCATGCACCACCGGCGCAACATCGGCGGCAGGCAAAAGTGATAGCATTTCTTCAATTTCCTCCGAAGTATAATCATCAGATACTAAAGCAGTCGTACATCCGTCCGAGCCATCATTTTCAGGATCAATCTAATAAAATAAATCAATCGCTTTTTTCTTTATCAACGTACTCTGGCATTATTCCTCCCTCTCTTTCATCTTTTCCAGTGCGACTTCGGCTTCTTCGCGGGTGGCGTACCATTCTCCCTCTTGCACCGCAAATGTTTTGAATCCAGTAGAAACGCCAAGAGCAAAAGAGCCGTCTGCGATATATATCTCTTCTACATCCGCTTCCTTGATAAGCGTATTGTGGATTCCTCCGATAAAATACACCGTGCTTCCAACCTTGCACGGAAGCACCACGCACATTCCCTCCTTGTCCGCTTGCACAAGCTCTTTTAGGCGGTCGAGGTCGTAGTCATCACCGAGGATATTTTCGATTGTATCGAGACGCCCCCAACAAAGCTTAGCTTCATCCCAATCTCTACTTCTTGTTATTCGTTTCACTTTAAATCCCCTCCTTTAATTCCTCCCATTCGCTCCACAGCCTCCATCAGCAAGGCAATCACCTTGTCTTTATCGAAATACCATCCGCTGGGCTCCGCGCCGAAGAGGGCCAGAATCGTGTTCATCAGTCCCTCTTCCGCCCCGGAAAGAATCACGTTTTTCCAGAGGAGCACCGTGACC